GTTTAATAGGTGTAACCCAAGCAGTCTCGTCATGATAGAACAAGATCGGATACGTACCTTTGATACCTAATTCCTTAATCTTCTTATACTGAAATACAAGTGCAGTCTTGCATGTAATTCCTTCCAGCGTTTGAAGTAAGTAGTTTAGTAGCTGATGTTCTGAACCTACAATTACTCGTCTTCCATCAGCTCCAATTATGAAACCAATGCCTGTCTTCATCTTGTTAGTATTGAACTCTGATAGTAGTTGATCTTTAAGTTCCTTAAGCTTTGGGAATGCTGCCTTGAACTTAGCATCTGCTATCTTACCAGCCTTAGGTGACTTCAGACCTGTCACTACTTCACCAAGCTTAGACATACCTGCCCCAAAGAGGTAGGCATATATGAAAGACTTGGCCACTGAACGTGACACACCAAGGATAGCTGCATTACGTGAGTGAGCATCAGTCCCCTCAGCTTCCTTACCCATAACAACTGATGCAGTGAACGCATCATCTCCCATGTAATGTGCAAGTCCTCGGAACTGGTTACCAGCTGAGTCAGCACCCACAAGCCTGTGACCACGTTCACATGTCAGAAGTGATCTCAGTTCCTTACCGTACTTGGCATGAACTCCGGGGATGTTAACTATACCTCGGTGTCTGCATCGGAATGAAGGTGTACCGATAGTGAACATGTCACCATGTAACCTTCCGTCACCCCAACGTGCAACCATCTCAATCCAGTTATCAACCATAGACAGACGTTGACGTAACATGTAGTAGTCACTGATCATTGAACCAACAATACCCAGAGGCTCTAAGGAGCTGTCTGTTAGCTTCGGTGACATCTTGATCCACTTACCTGCTACCTTCTTGAACGTCCAGTCATCAGGCTTCCACCCTATGTCGGTTAGGTATTTCTTAACAAGTATAAGTTGACCTAAGCGTACCTCAGAGAACTCAATCCTTGAGAATGGCCCAGTGATGAACCCCTCAGAAGCCTTGGTGTTAGGGTCTAAGTCATACCAATCAGTTATGGCTTTGTAATAGTCACCATTCTTCTTGACAATCTTATCAACCTCTTTGGTACCCTTAAGTACACACACAGATCCCAGACTTGGTTCTAGTTCATCTTCAATAGCATGTAGCTTCCATGTAAGGTCACGCTTCAATGTATTAGCTTTAGGCATGTTGAACTTCCAACCCTTGGCTGTGATCTCTGCGTTAACCTGTGCAAAGTCATGCTCTAGTATTAAAGCCTGCTTGAACTCTGGTCTTGCTTTGATCTGAATGGATGCCTCTCTGGAAAGTCGATGATACACTAACGTGTTTAATGTAACATCTTGTTTACAATATACCAGCATCTCCTGATTGTAGTTAGTCCAATCGTTGTAGTCTCCCTTTGGATACTTGAAGAACTCACCCCAACCTGCCAGTCCATGCCTGTGTGAACGTTGGAACATACACAACTGTGACATGATAAGAGTATCCCATATCTTCTGAGACTCTCTGGGTTCCCAGTTAAGGAGTCTTTTAAGTACTGGTAGATCATAGCCAATGATGTTGTGTCCGGCTATCAGATCAGCTTCTAGGAGCTTCTGGAGCCCTTCAGCCAATGAGGGTAGGGCTTCATCATAGTCAGAGTAAGAAAAGACTTCTTCTGTTTCTATATCTTGCATAACAAGACACCATATTGTGTCAACTTCGGGGATAAGACCATTAGTCTCTAAATCAAATATTAATTTCACACATATGCTCCAGCTTTCTAACATTAGATGTAATATCACCCAGTGCCTCATGCACATCAATAAGTGAATCCATGATTACATTTCTCAACCTATTAGAGTTTGCATCAGTCCCTAACTGGTCTGAACGATAGAACTCCCTGTTATGATACAACTCCTCATGCATTAGTTGGAACTCATACTCATACTCACTTAGCTTTGCACCTAGTATAGTACATGCCCTCACTGCTTGTTTATTTAGCATAATCTAGTCCTCCAAAGACTATTGAGCAGTTTATAGTGACCATGCTCAGGTCTATTGTTTAAGGTACTTCACATCCTCCGCCACCACATGCAACCTCAGCACTCAAATCAGTCTCGTCTGCAGACTCAATGATGTTACCTAAGTTGATTGATGTAAGTGAACTCTCCATCATGTTGTAACGTTCTTCTGTTATGTCTTCAAATGGTGCTTGTATATATGTACCACCGTTATAGGGTAACACAGCTATACCATTAAAGGTATTACGGTTCTTCCACATCCATTCTCCCACTAATTCCCATTCATCTTCTTTGACAGAGATGGTACAGGATACATTGTGTGAGTTCTGGCCCTCTATGTGACCCTGTGCAACCCATTCAGTGTTAAACCTACGTACCCTATCAAGTAACTCAATGGGGCTCTCAGTACGCAGAATGGAGCCTTCTGGGGCCTTCTGTGGAATCTCAATTACTGCTTGTGATTGTGGGTTGAAGTATTCGTCTTCAACAAGTTCTGGATGGTTCTCCAAGAAGTACTGATACAACGCTTCGTTCTTACCAATACGTTGTCTGCGGATGTAGTAATCATTGTGCCAAGCATGTATACCGGAAGAACTGCCAAGGACGCAGCTACTAGTGCCGCTAGGCTTAACAGTAGTACATCTAGCAGCAGGACTGATACCCATAAGACCAGCAACCCTTTTATTCTCTTTAACAACTTCATCTGCTGCCTCGTTTAAGTCATAGTTTAAGATCACACCAGAGCCAATGCCTGTCATGCCAACACCAATCAGTGCGTCCTTCTCAGTAGTCTCACGCCATATGTCCCGTAAGTAGTGGAAGTTGGTGTAACCTGCCTGAAGTGTGCCAATAAAGGCTGCTGCTTTGGCTCTTTCATTGAGATCTTCTTGAGATGTTATGTCTGATACGTTTAGCTCACATAAATTACAGAATTGATAGGGTCGTAACGCGATCTCACAACATGGATTGGTCCCCCAGTCCTTATCATTACTGAAGTATACTCCGGGTTCACCTGAACCTGACAGCTCTATACGTTCCCACAGCTTCTGGAACTCACCTGAGGTGATCTTATGTCGTAGCATTACTGCTGAGTTGTTAGATCGTCCTCGTTGAGGGTTAGCAATGTACCATTCACCAGCTTTACAGCCTAACATGTCATCATCATCCATAGAGAATAGTGAAATCATAGCTGCTCTGCGTATACCACCTGTTAATACCGCATCAGCGATGTAACACATGATGTCATGAACTTCTAATGAGGTTAGATTACGTCCAATTGCAGTGTCAAGGACACCCCTGATGTGGTGAATACAGTCTTTAAGTGGTTGTGGTCCCGGTGCTTTCCCTCCTGTGGTGATTAAACGTGCACCTTTAGGCCTGACATCACGATAATCAAGGTCAACATCCATAGCACCCTTGAAGTAAGCCTCAACAAGTACCTTGATTGCATCTGCCCAACCTTCAATGTTATCTGATACAAGGAACCTGCGTGTACGCTTCTTAGGTCCTACGACTTCTGGTAGCTTACGTATATGATGCCGTTGTACTGAGTAGCCTACACCTGTGCCACCTAAGAGCAGAAACATAGTCTCAGAGAACGCTTCTACGTCCTCAACAGGGAGATAAGCACAGTTATAAATACGATTAGGGGCAAGCTCAATAGGAGTGCCACCAAACTGTAGCGAACGCATCGAAGGAAGCGACTTCTTGTCGTATACGAAGGAATAAGCACTTTCAATCTCATCAAAGAGCTGAGGGTACTTTCGTTGGTGCATCTCTTTGTTTCGTGAAACCAGCTCATGCCATGACTCCCTTCGGGATTCTTTGGGGATGTACTTGGCGTACTTTGAGAAGATGGTTATGTCTGATAGAATTTCATTTGACTTGTTCACTGATTGTCATTCTCCTTGTGTATATGGTCAGCTATAGCTTCGTCTACCCTCAATTGGGACAGTGCATCTATGAGCTGAGTTAAGTTATCTAGTTCATCATTGTCAAGTACATACTGCAGTAGGTAAGGTTGTCCCTTGTCATACTTAATTACAATAGCCTTAAGCCATGTCTTTGTGTCAAATACCATAGTGTTACCCTCCCATTGCGTAGTGCCTGTCAAAGGCTTTAGTTATTTCTCTGCAGAAGATTGATCTTACAATGTCGTCTGGATTGTTAAAGTCAGTGACACCGATGTTATCTGATACTTCTGGCAGTGCTGTGTCTTTGTGCATATCGATGATAAGTTTAAGACCAGACTTGGACCCTAGTCGTGCCTGTGGTATGTCGCCACAGATAACAACCTTAGAGTCCTTACCTATTCGTTTGAGGAACATCTCAATCTCTTTAGGTGTGGTGTGTTGTGCTTCATCTAATATAACAAATGAGTTGTCAA